GCCAAGTAATTAGTTTTATTATATAATTGTTTTTCAGTCTGGTCAGCACTGTGGGAAGCGCAAGTGGACAACACTAGAACAAGGTTCGAATCCAAACTAGACTAACTGAATTGTTGTAATCCCTTCAAAGCGAAGGACTTCTGGACTCGGGTTCGATTCCCGACATCTCCACCAGAATCGCACTGGCTCGTAAGAGTTAATAGCCGGATTGTACCGGACACTCAGTGTGATTCTGATGGGGATGACCTGGTTTCGACAGGGGTAGATAGTAGAGACGGCAACACGGTAGGCGATGACCGTAAATCAAGCACAAAAAGTAAACGCTAATGATAACGCTTACGCCCTAGCTGCCTAATTTAGGAAAGCATGAGTTTTGGTGATTGTACTTGGAAACAGAAACAATCACTTTTCTTATAAATACCTTAAACTGAATTGAACTTTTCATCATTCTTTGTAGTATATAATCCTTTGGGAATGATAAAATGGACTTTTTTAGACTGGTGGCGGAAGTTGGATTCCCCATTGCAGCTGCATTAGCAGCTGGTTACTTTGTATTTCTGACACTGAAGTTTATTCTTGCTGGTGTGACCGGTTCGGTCATGGGCATGAAAAACATTATCGGTGCACTCGATAAACGAGTTGCGGCCATGAACCATGATGTGATTCGTATTGATACTAAAGTTTCTCATGCCTTGGGTATTCCTCCAGATTTGGATCGAATTGCTCGAGCAGAACAATCTGATGCACGGAGAGACTGATGACGAAATATGAACAGATTGCCATGTATATGATTGAGTTTGATAAAGACTTGGAGATAAGAAAAAAAACTCTGAAGTGGAAAATTAATAATCTATGGTATAGGATTAAGAAATGGGTGAACTAGTAGAGCTGATTAACAAGTATGGTTTCCCAATTGTTAGTGCCGCAGGCATGGGTTATTTCATTTATTATGTGTGGCAGTGGGTGACAGTAGAAATTAAACCGGTAACGGGTGAAGCAAATAAAACTCTGATAGAACTGATTGATCGTATTAGAATGTTGGACAATGACCTTATTCGTCTAAATCAGAAGGTGAATGTTATCTTGGCGTTACGTGAACGTGGTGATATATCACATGATAACCATTCAAATGGATTAGAGGATGTCAAAGAACAACTTAAACAAATTCCTGACGGTAGCGCTACTACTCCTTTCAAGCAATCTTAGCCTTGCTGAACAAGTTTACTCGTTTAAATCACCATCTTTTAATGGTATAGGTTATTCTTCTCACGTACAAACGATTGAGAATACCGAGAAAACAAGAAAGGATGCAATCGAAGCTGCAAAAATACAGGCAGCAAAAGATGCGGCCGCAGCTGCCAATAATACGAATCTCCAAAAGTTTTTAAATAACTTTGAGAGTCGTGTTTACGCCCAGTTATCAACCCAACTTGTAAATAATTTGTTTGGTGAAAATCCACAGAATAGTGGAACAGTTACGATTGAAGGTAACACAATACAATATACAAAGACGGCCGATATGATTTCGTTGTCAGTTACGGGAGCAGACGGCAATTTAACACAAGTTCAAATACCAATCGGACAGTTAAAATTCTGATGAAGAAACTAATATTAATCTTCGCATTATTATTGACTGGTTGTACTGCAACAGGTCCAATTACGCCGATGAAATTCAATACGAATGTGGCAGAAGAATTGCCGCCAATCGAATTGAAACGTGAAGTACCTCCGCCAGATAAAGGTAAGGTAATTGTTGCCGTATATTCATTTAAAGATATGACCGGTCAACGTAAGTATCAAACAGGCGTTGCTAGTTTCTCTACTGCTGTGACCCAGGGTGGAGAACCAATTTTAATAAAGGCCTTGCAGGATGTTGGTGATGGTCAATGGTTCAGAGTTGTTGAACGTGTTGGTCTCGACAACTTACTAAAAGAACGTCAACTGATACGTTCTGCGAGAGATGAAGCTGGAGATCCAGCAAACCTTAGACCTGTAATATATGCAGGTATGATTATTGAAGGTTCTATTATATCTTATGATAGTAATGTACGTACTGGTGGTTTTGGTTGGAGATGGTTGGGTATTGGTCCATCCACTTCATACAATGAAGATGTGGTGACTGTATCATTAAGAGCAATCAGCACACAAACTGGTGAAGTGCTGGCAACCGTTAATGTTCGTAAGACATTATTGAGTTATCAAATTGGAGTATCAACTTTTAAATTCTTCGACCAAGGCACAAGAGCCTTCGAACAGGAGACAGGTCTATCATCAACAGAAGTGAGTGTGTATGTCGTGAAGTCCGCTGTAGAGAAGGCCGTTGAGCAATTAATATTTGATGGTGAAAAGAAGGGACTATGGAAGTTTAAACAACTAGAAGGAAAGAAAAATGAAAAGTAAACTTATCACTTTAGTGATGGGTTTGTTATTAGCTGCTAGTGCATTGGCAGTTGACAGTGGAGGCAATTCGGTCTATATCGACCAAACGAATGCCGACATGTCAGCTGTTTCCATCACACAAACAGGTTCAGATAATATACTTGGTGGTACGAGTGCTTCTGATGCATTTGTTATCGATGGTAATAGTGTAACATTTACTGCTTCACAAAATGGTATGGGTAACGCCATCTACGGTAACTTTATTGGTACCGGTTCAACAGGTACAATTACCCAAGATGGTAACAGCAACACCACAACTCTGAACATGGGTAACCTTGGTACAGATGGTGGTACTCTGGCCATTGGTGTAACGGGTAACAACAATGCAACAGCATTGAATATTGGTGTTACAGGTAATGCTTCCAATTATATCTACAATTTAGGTATAACTGGTGACACCAACGTTGTTGCATCGAATGTGAATAGTACATACACAGTGAATAACATTACTGTCGCAGGTAGTAGAAATACCATTACAACAACACAGACTGGTGCGGGTGGTTCTTCAACATCAGCTGGACACTCTTTGACAATTAATAATATCGGTTCTGATAACACTATTACGGCATTACAAAATGGTACAACTACACCAAACTCAGCGATTATCAATGTTACGGGTAATAGTAGCACTGTTTCTGTTATTCAGCATTGATTGTTATGCAGGTATAGGGGCAATTGCCGAACAAAAAGGCATTGCCGCTATTACTCGTGACAAGAAGGACTTTGAAGCAAAACAAAATACATCCGTCAATAGTATGGATGTAGTCAAAACAGGGAATGGTGTTGTCGGTATTACTTTTGAGGACAACACCAAAGTCCGTGTGACAGAAAATAGTAAATTGGTTATCGATGATTTCGTATATGACCCAAAGAGTAAGGGGTCAGGTAAATTGGCAATGAAAGTTGCTATGGGCACCGTGCGTTATGCATCCGGTAATATTGCCCACGAAAATAATAAGAACGTTGCCATTAATACACCGACTGCCACAGTTGCGGTGCGTGGTACTGCGTTTACAATGACAGTAGATGAAGTTGGACAATCACTCATCATACTGTTACCCAATAAAGATGGTTCTGTTGGCGCAATTGATGTTATGACTTCAGCGGGAACAGTATCATTAAATAAAGCATTTCAGGCTACGTTCACAACCAATACTGAAACCAAACCAGCAAAACCTGTAATATTAAACTTAAACGAATCGATGATTGACAACATGTTAATTGTCAAACCACCAAAAGAAGTCTTGCAGAAAATACAAGAACAGGTAAATAATAGTGGTTCAGCATTAAACTTCAGTGGTCTAGATAATGCACTGAATGTGGTTGTTTTCAAAGATGCTTGGGCAGGTTTTAATGAACTGGATGTAAATGCACTGGATACCAACTACTTGTCTAATGCATTTGATGATGCATTAATATCAACATTTAGTGTTGGTTACAATCCGTCAACACAATTATATGTTTTTGATCGTGGTACATATTGGCAAGTGCAAAGATCAATAACGCAATCGGCCACAATGAAACTGGGTAAAGACCGTGGTTATGACGTAACTCTTATACAAGACAAGTCTACAGTACAGTTTCAAACCACCGATCAGACCACAAATACTATATACATCAAACAGATTACTAAATAAACCATACTATCTCTAAGGATTGAAAATGAAACGAGTATTATACTTTGTTGCTGGTCTGGTTCTTGGTGGTTATGCTGCCTATGCTTCCGCAAATCCAATTGACCAAGCTTGCCCACAACATGTTATTTGGGGTGCACCACAAATCGAACATGAAGGAACAAATCAATATCTGTGCAGAACAGGTTATGCAGTTAATTACAACTATGTAACTAAAGTTCCATACTTTGCTGTCGAGAATGTTAAAACAGAAAATCTGGTAAAGACAGCGGCCCGCAAAGATGATTTCCGTGAAGATCAGCAAGTTCCTGTAAACTATCGTGGAACACTACAAGATTATACGGCATCCGGTTATGACCGTGGCCATGTGGCACCTGCAGCAGACATGACATATTCTGCACAGGCGATGAGTGAATCGTTCCTTTTGACAAACATGATGCCACAAGTTCCTGGAAACAATCGTGGCATCTGGAAATACACCGAGGAAATGACACGTTATTGGGCTCAGAAGTATGGTCAGGTTTATGTGATCACGGGCACCATTTTCGATGGAACATCACCCACAATTGGTAATGGTGTTCGTGTACCAACATACATTTGGAAGATTGTAATTGATCCACGTAATGTTCGTGCAATTGCTTTCATGTTCCCAAATCAGAAATTGGATCCAAAAGATATTGCCAAGTACATCGTATCAATTAAAGAAATTGAGATGTATTCAGCAATAAACATTTCACCATTACTTCCAACACAATATGCTGGTATGGAATCACAACGAGCAAATTTCGCTGAATGGCAATGAAAAAGTTATTCTCTCCATGGTGGGCACTAGTAACTCTAGTGCTTATTCTGATGGTTCGAATTTCAGATCCATCTTTTGTTGAGTCCGTTCGACTTCGTTATTTCGACACACTAATAACAAGCAAGGAGACAACTGTATCACAAACGGTACATGTTGTAAACATAGATGAACAAACAGTCAAACAAAAAGGCCAATTCCCATTTCCACGTGGAGAATATGCTAAACTTATCCAATCTATTTACGAACATGGTGCTGGGATGGTTGTGTTTAACACTTACCTTCCTGAGCCTGATAGGTTTGGACAAGATTATCAACTGGCTAACACACTAAAAAAATATCCCGTAGTATTCCCACAAGTTGCGATTGAGGAGTCTTTTACTTCTGATAAATTTTTGCCATTTAGACCTGGTGTTTCCGTTATTGGTGGGGATCCTGCTACGACAGGAGTAAGATATGGTAACATTCAACCGAATAATAAATTTGTCAACGATACTGCTGCTGGTGTTGGTGTTGTCAATACAATGCCAGAAATCGATGGAGTCACACGCAGAGTGCCGATGGTTGTTAACTCAAAAGGACAACTATACCCAAGCATTTCACTCGAAACACTTCGAGTTGCGGCAGGAGATCCTAGTTTCCAAGTCAAAGTCAATGATTACGGGATCGAAGCCGTCCGTATTCCCCAATTCGGAAAGATATCAACAGATGCATTGGGAAGAATTTGGGTTGACTGGTCAAGTAAACCACAAGAGCACTCTGCCTCAAAACTTCCTCAATCTTTCAATGGTGGAATAGTTATTGTTGGTTTGACTGCAAAAGGTTTAAATAACCCTGTCGCAACCGCTAGTGGTGCAGTTTATCCACATTACTTACAATCAGCAGTGATCGACACATTGGCCAATGGTATTCATATTGAACGACCAGATTGGGCAGATGGTGCCGAAATTTTAGCATTGGCGTTACTTGGATTAGGCATCATACTACTTTCGAGGTGGACTTATGTTGGACTTTCTTATTCACTTCTTGTTATTGTCGCCGCTGTTCCTGTTACTCGTTACGTGTTTAGTGAATTCTCCACTCTGGTCGATGCGACCATGGTATTGGGTGGTGTTGTTATTGTCGCTCTACACGCTTATGGTATTAAGTTTGTAAGTGAGTTCTTACAGAAACAACAAATCAAGAAACAATTTGGTACATACTTATCGCCAGCACTGGTCGAGAAATTACAAAAGAATCCTGAGTTGTTGAGACTTGGTGGTGAATCGAGAGAACTATCAATCATGTTTACTGATGTTCGTGGATTTACATCCATTTCTGAACACTATGGTAAGAACGTACAAGGTCTTACTGAAATCATGAACCGTTATATGACGGCAATGACAGCAAAGATTTTGGAGAACGAAGGCACTTTAGATAAGTACATTGGTGATGCACAGATGGCTTTCTGGAATGCACCACTTGATGATGCACAACACGCCAAGAATGCCGTCAGAACCGGACTTCAGATGATGGGAAGTTTGGATGCTTTCAATGAAGAAATCACTAAAGAAGGTGTACCTGCTTTCGGTATGGGTTTAGGTATTAATACTGATACTGTTGTTGTCGGTAATATGGGTAGTAGTCAACGTTTCGACTACACATGCCTCGGTGATGGTGTTAACCTTGCTTCTCGGTTAGAAGGTCAAAGTAAACCGTATGGTGTGAAAATTGTTTTAGGTAAGAAAACCGCAGAGTATGTACAAGATGAATACTTTGTGTTAGAATTAGATAAAATTGCAGTAAAAGGTAAAAAAGAAGGTGTCAACATTTACACCGTTCTGGATAATCCTAAAAAGGAATGGGATGCAGATAAAGTCGACCACGACAAGATGTTACAGACGTACCGTAACAAGGATTTCATTAAAGCGGCAAAGATGGCCAAGAAACTCCTAGGAACGTTTGACAATCACATGGATCTATACTATAATGCATGGATAGAAAGGTGTGATGAAATGGCAAGTAAAGAGTTACCTGCCGATTGGGACGGAACATATATTGCTACTAGTAAGTAGACCGTCGGTTTTAAACCTAGAACTTAAACATTCAAATTCGTAATTGGAACTAATCCTGTAGTCTAGGATTTACTAACAAGGAGATATGATGTATTCCAAAAAGATCGGGCTCGTAGGAGCTCTAGTACTCATTTTCGCTGTAGGATTGTATATACTTCCACGAATGTTGGAACAACACGAAAACAATGTAATCGCCAGAGAGATTGGTCCACAATTCAAAAAAGAAATGAATTGTCTGGCAGAAAATATTTACTACGAAGCAGGTAGTGAATCGTTTGAAGGTAAATTGGCTGTAGCACAGGTAACATTAAATCGTGTTGCAAGTGGTCAGTTTGCAAATAGTATCTGTGCAGTTGTGCATCAGAAAACTGGTGATACTTACCAATTCTCATGGGTTGGTATGGAAAAGTATGCAAAGAATAAGTATGCCTGGGAAGAAAGTCAGATTGTTGCCAAAAAAGCAATGACGGAACCAGATGCACACGCTTTACTTTCTAAACAAAATGCGTTATACTATCATGCAAATTACGTTAACCCTGGGTGGAAGTTAAGACGGGTAACTAAAATTGGGAACCATATATTTTATACTAAACTTTGATTATGTTATCACAGTCGGAAATAATAACACTATTTGATTATGTTGATGGACAATTAATATGGAAAGTTGACCGTCGGTCACGCAAAGTGAAAGGAACAATCGCTGGTTGGAACAATAATCTAAATTATAAATCTGTATGTGTAGGAAGTAAACAATACAAAATACACCAATTAGTTTGGATACTACACAACGGCGATATTCCCAAAGATAAAATTATTGATCATATAAACGGCAATCCTAATGATAATAGAATCGGCAACCTGAGACTTGCTACCATGAGTGAGAATCAGTACAATTCCAAAATTAGGAAAGACAATAAATCTGGCATAAAGGGTGTACACTGGGATAAAAAAAGTAACAAGTGGAAAGCACAACTCGTCATTAAAGGTAAGAAAACTGGCCTAGGGTATTATGTTGATTTGGAGTTGGCTGAATTGGTCATCAATGAAGCTAGAGATAAGTTTCATGGAAATTTTAGCAATAAAGGAGTGTATTTAAGTGCCCACGAAGGATGAAATTAAAAACTTTAGTTTAGTGATAGAACAGATGGCATTGAACTTGAGATGTGATAAGATTGATGCCATCATACATTATTGCAGTGAAATGGGTATGGAGATTGAAGTGGCAAGTACACTTCTTTCCAGTAACCTAAAAGCAAAGATTCGTGAAGAAGCTGAAGAAGCTAATCTACTAAAGAAAACCTCTAAACTGCCAGTTTGATTATGACCGAGAATACAGGTTTTGCTGCGTTTGCATTGTATAACGCACTCAAACTGCATTTTACTTCCGACAGTTACGACTACTTTAAGTACAATGGTAAAACCAATGTATCAAAGGATAGTTTCACCAACAGGAAGGACAAGTATTCATTCTATAAACTATCCCGCAAATTCAACATAGACGAGTTGAAGGGTTACTATGTTGCCAACTTTTTGGAACATAATGATAAGTGGGTTGGTGATATGACAGGTCCTATTGGTGAAGAAAACTATAAGAAGTGGCAGAAAAGAATCCACAGCTTGACGTACACCTTTGAAAATGATATAGTGAGACTTTTGGATGATGTTGATTCTCCAAACGATCTTTTGATGGTCAAATCTGGAAGTTATCCGAAATTGCTTAACGAGGCAATGCGAGAGAACATCGGATTAGAAACATTGGTTATACTTGATGACATTATGAATTTCTTTCCTATGTGGAATAAAAAGATTGATGATGACATTATATGGCCAAACTATAAAAGAACGTGTGAGAAGTACAAACCATTTTTACTATACGATAAAACGAAATATACAGATATACTCAAACAAAGGTTAAAGGATCATGGTTAAAATAAAAAAGATTTATCTTGACATGGACGGAGTGATTGCAGACTTCACAAAAGGTTACAAACAACTGAACAACATGGAACCACGTGAAGCAGAAAAAAACAAAAAGTTTGACCACTTTTTTGACGAGTTTATTTCTGCACAAACGTTTGCAAACCTTGACCTGATGCCGGGTGCTCGTGAACTTTTAACCTTCCTCAATCATGTCTATTTAAATCGTAGCATTCCTACCGAGATTCTTTCATCTACTGCCAATCAAGATAGATATGATGAAATTTCTAGGCAGAAAAATATTTGGTTGCAAAAACATGGTATCAGTTTCAAACCCAATTATGTTCCGGGTAAGAGATTGAAATATCAGTTTGCAACACCAGACTCCGTGATCATTGATGATACATTAAGTGTTATCGAGGATTGGAGAAAAGCAGGCGGTATCGCCATTTGGCATAAAGATGCGGCAACAACATTGGCACAATTGAAGATGTACCTATAAAATGTTGACGCAGGAGTACCTTAAAGAAAATTTCGTATATAAAAATGATACTTTGTACAGGATCATCAAATACACAAATAGTTTAAGGTTGGCCGGAAGTAAAAATTCCCGTGGATATTATAACGTGGGCATAAAGAATAAAACTTTCCTTTTGCATAGATTGGTCTTTTTGTACCACCACGGATATATGCCACAGTTTATAGATCATATTGATGGTGATAAATCTAATAACAAAATAGAAAATTTGAGGGAATCAACAATATCTCAAAATTCTTGTAATGTTAAAATTACCAAAAGAAACACTTCCGGCATTAAAGGCGTTTCATTTAATAAAAAATCTGGAAAATGGCACTCTAGGTGTTATTATCGTGGAAAAAGATATGATTTAGGATTACACGATGATATAAATGATGCTGAAATAGCTGTTAAAAATTTTAGGGAAAATTGTGTTGGTGTTTTTCATAATCATGGTTGACATATTGAAAGAACACCTATATAATAGTTACTGTAGTTGATTATGTTTTATGTGGACACTCCGTTATATTAATTTTATACTCCGTTATACGAAAGGATTATTATGTCAAGTTTTGCAAATCTTAAGCGTCAATCAGGCAACCTCGACAAACTAGCTAAGGCAGTGGAAGCACTAGCAGCTGGTACAGATTCAGGTAGTGAAAAAGAAAAGTTCTGGCGCCCCCAAGTTGACACAGCAGGTAATGGCATGGCAGTTATTCGTTTTCTGCCAGCAGCACCACAAGATGGTGATGATGCCCTACCGTGGGTCAAGATTTTCTCGCATGGTTTCCAAGGTCCAGGTGGTTGGTTAATCGATAACTGTCTGACTACACGTAACCAACAATGTCCTGTTTGTGAACACAACAACAAACTGTGGAACTCTGGCATTGAAGCGAACAAGGATATCGTTCGTAAGCAAAAGCGTAAGCTGAATTACATCGCTAATGTTCTGGTTGTTTCTGATCCTAAGAATCCGGAAAATGAAGGCAAGGTTGTTCTGTTCAAGTTCGGTAAGAAAATCTTTGATAAGATTACTGAAGCAATGAACCCTGCTTTCGAAGATGAACAAGCAATTAACCCATTCGATCTATGGGCTGGTGCAAACTTCAAACTGAAGATTCGTAAGGTAGATGGCTATCAGAATTACGATAAGTCTGAGTTTGAATCTCCAAGTCCATTGTCACAAGATGATGATGCGATGGAAAAGATTTGGAAGTCCGAACATTCTCTCCAAGACCTAATTGGTGACAATGAATTCAAGTCGTATGATGCTCTGAAGGATCGTCTTGAAAAGGTTCTTGGTCTAAATGGTTCTGCACCACGCACTACCGTTGAACAGGCTAAGGCAGCTGCACCTCGTCAAGCACCTGTTGCTGAAGATAGTCCTTTCAAGGAAGACCTATCAGAAGATGATGACATGGCATATTTTGCCAAGTTAGCAGAAGATGAATAAGATCATCTAGCAACAAAAAAGAAACCCCGCTTCGGCGGGGTTTTTTGTTATGGTCTAACGGATGATGTTACTTGTGATCTCTTATAAGATTCATCCTGATTTCGAACAGAAGGACTTGCGACAACCGTTTCACCACCCGAAGAACCTGTAACAGAGGTGGAGTTATTAGTTTTCACATCCACACCTGACGGTGCCACTTCTCTGTCTTTAAGTTCTTGTGTACCGGTGTTCACTCTGTCTGTTGCTGGTGTAGGAGACGGCACTTGTTTTGCGGTTTGTATTTGTTTCTTTTGTATTTCTTCCGATTGAATCAAACTGTCGAGTTTAGCTTGGGCATCCTTTTTGGATTGTGGTGTCTTTGCCGAAGCGACTTCGGCCTTTGCAGTATCAATCATCTTTTGCA